GTACAACCTTTTCCCACTGTAGGCAAACAACTTTGCGGTTATAAACATCACCCGTCCACGCCCACCGCACACAGCGGTATTCAGTCTTCCTATCTTGGCTGGCTGCTCCCGGTAGAAACACCAAAAAGAGCATCAGTAGCCAACGCATCTACCATGTCCCAGCCCATGCAATCATGTAAGTTCCAAAGATTACGAAGGCCACAAGAAGGGCCGCCGCAATGAATGCTTCAGCCCAGTCCCACATGATCAGTTAACGGTTACGTCAGTCACGGCCTCTTCAGGCTTGGCTTCTAACGCTGTCTTTAACATTGTGAAGAAGGCATCTCTGCCCACTTGGAGTTGGTCAAGCTGGAACTTGGTAGAACCAATCTTGCGCTCAATGTCTGCAACGTGATTTAACAACATCTGCTGCTGCTCCGTCATGTCTTCAACTTTGAACTCAACGCCGTCTATAGTTACGATCTGGGATTGTTGGTTTGCCATATCGTTTTTCCTTTAATGTGCCACCAAGATCGGGTGGTGGCTTCCCGTTATGCTACCCAAGGCAAGGGCTGTGCGGCAGGGCTGACAGGCGGTGTAATCATGCTGTCGATTTGGCCTTGCACACACTGCTGTGCGCTTGTAATGGCTGACTCAGGAATCCAACCAATGACGGTGGCTTCTGTCAACTGATCGTAGGGGATGAATGCACCCTCTTGGTCAGCAGAGTTGAACTGCGTGTTGCCACCAATGGATGCAGTGTATTCACCAGATACCCCTGTTACCTGCCAAATTGCATTAACAACGTAGTCAGGTGATGGGGTATTCAATGTGTACATTGCTGTGATGCGGGTTGTAAAAGTGGTCATAATTTACCTTTCAGTTAGTTAAAGTGCGGCAATTACAAATGCCAAGAGTTCATCGTAACGCAATCCAAGTCGTGTGACTGCAACAGCGCCTTGATCTGTTGCTTTAAACGGCTTATTTTCTGCGTCAACATCTAAGCCATTAATTTCATACCAAGTATCTGAGCAGAACAGCGCATATCGAGCGGGGTCTAAACCTTCTGCAACAAAAGCGGTTTGCACTTCTTGAGCAATCAATCCCACGTGAATTCTTGCTCCATCACCTTTTTTAGCTACAGCATCTTTGAAGCGGTACTTTTTAATAAGTGATTTGATTGAAATTGCAATACGCTTTTCAGCATCATCAAGATTTGCAATATCTTGTTTTTGGTTTGCATCAGATGTGTTAATTGTCCCTGTTGTAGCATAAACAACACTCCACCTGCGATTACTATTTCCAAGAGCCTGTGTACCGTCTACGCCGCCAATTAGGTTCGCGTAAAACCGGTCTGTATCCATTGAATAGTAATTAGTGTTATTTATTCTAAAATTGTGGTCACCCGAATAATTTGCGTAGTAAATGGGATTCCCATCCCCATCAGACAGCACGATGTAGTTGCTTGCTGTGCGAATGTCTAGGCCACCTTGGTTGCCGCTGTATGAGCCTAAAACTGTATTTTTAGCGCCCGATGTAATTAAATATCCAGCGCCACCCCCAATAAAATTATTATTGGATGAAGTTGCATTAAGGCCCGCTGAATTTCCAATAAATGTATTACTGAAAGAGGTGTTGTAATACCCCGCTTGATAACCTAAAGAAGTATTTCCGTTGCCAGTGCTATTTGAATATCCCGCCTGATAACCAACTGCTGTGTTGTTAGAGGCTGTGGTGTTGGAGAGGAGTGCTTGATATCCTATACTAGTATTATTTGCACCAGTTGTGTTGTTGGACAAAGAACCAACACCTAAAGCAGTGTTATACGAACCAGTGGAGTTGAACCGCATGGCGGCATTTACTGTTCCGCTGTATCCACCAATAGCAGTATTGGCTTGGCCTGATGTGTTAGCATACAGCGCACCTTGCCCAATTGCAATTAAGCCTTGACCACTTACGTTAGAGTAAGCCGCACCCTGTCCAATTGCAACGTTTGAGCCACCATCGGCAGATGTGGTGTGTGAATAAAGCGCAGCACCGCCAATAGCAATATGCCCACTTGTTCCTTGATTGGAATACAAAGCCTGCGCCCCAAGAATCGTGCTATCGCCCCCCGTGGTGTTTGAATAAGCCGCTTGATAACCAAAAGCGGTGTTGTAATTTGCTGTGGTGTTGCTTACTAAAGCCGACACGCCTACTGCGGTGTTATACGCGCCAGTTGTATTTCCACCTAATGCGCCTTGAGTGACACCATAAATACCGCCACCCATAGCGACGTTTCTAAAACCTGTGGTGTTGCTGTATAGAGCGCCTTGACCAAAAGCATTGTTGTCAGAACCGTTACTTGCGTTAAGTGCATAAGCGCCAACAGCGGTCGATCCATTTGCAGTGGAGTTTGTACCAAGGGCGCTACGGCCTACAGCGGTATTTAAAGCACCAGTAGTGTTGTTAGAAAGCGCATACCCCCCAACAACAACTAGGTCTGATCCAGTCGTGTTTGCATAAGCCGCTTGAATTCCTACAGCAGTGTTGTTTGATGCGGTGGTGTTAAAACGCAAAGCACCCCAACCTAAACCCGTGTTGTATTGTCCAGTTGTATTTTTTTGTAACGCAATGTATCCAAGAGATGTGTTGGCACTTGCTGTTGTGTTGGAGTCCATTGCTGAACGACCAATGGCTGTATTTTGTGTTCCAGTAGTGTTGGAATACAAAGCCTCTAAGCCAAAGGACACATTGTCGATTCCAGTAGTGTTTGAATATGATGCTCTATAACCCACAGCAGTGTTGTTGTCGCCTGTGGTATTTGCATACCCCGCCTGATAACCAACAGCGGTGTTGTTAGATGCGTTTGTATTGTTGTTTAAAGATTGGTAGCCTACTGATACGTTATTACTGCCTGTCGCATTGTTAAAGTTAGCGGCATAACCAAGGTTTGTGTTATTTGCGCCTGTTGTATTTACATACCCTGCCAAAGCACCGTTAAAGGTGTTGTAATTACCGGTGGTGCTACTAAATCCAGCTTGATAGCCCGTTGCGGTGTTTTGAGTACCCGTTGTATTAGCTTGAAGTGATTGACTTCCAAATGCAGAGTTATAAAGTCCTGTTGTATTAGCTTGTAAAGCGTTGTAACCAAAAGCATTATTTTGATTGCCTGTGGTATTTGATCTTAAAGCTGTTTCACCAAAAGCACAGTTAATTGCACCAGTTGTATTTAAATACATAGCCTGATAGCCCACCGCTGTGTTGTCTGAGGCTGTGGTGTTAAAGTAAAGAGACTGGTAGCCTACGGCTGTATTAGCAGATGCTGTGGTGTTGGAGAATAGTGCAGAACGACCTACGGCTATGTTATATGTACCTGTGGTGTTGGCGTACATAGACAAAACACCAACTGAAGTATTGTCACTTGCACTAGTTGAACTATACAAAGCACTATTACCTACTGCAACATTGTTTCCACCAGTAGAATTTGTGTAGCCAGCGTAACCGCCAAAAAAACTATTACCGCCATTACCAGTAGTTGTGCTATAGCCCGCCTTGTAGCCAAAATGGGCATTTTCTGGTGATGTTGTGTTTGAGTACCCAGCCTGATAACCCACAGCAGTGTTATTAGATGCTGTGGTGTTGAGCGCAAGAGCACTAAGTCCAATAGCAACGTTATTACTACCAGTTGAATTACTAACTAGAGCCGCATCACCTAGAGCAGTGTTATAACTGCCAGTAGTATTGCTATACCCTGATTGATAACCAACAATAGTATTTTGAGTTCCTGATGTATTAGAGTAGCTTGCTTGATAACCAATAGCAATATTACGAGATGCAGAAGTTAATTTAAGTGCTTGATAACCAAGGGCGGTGTTGTAGTTTATTGCTCCACCTGAGCCACTACCTGTAGTTATTTCAGAACCTACAAACACATTTCCTGTACCGCTTGTTATAAAATAACCTGTTTGAAAACCTACATATAAGTTTCCTGCGCCTGTGGTATTGCTATAGCCAGCTTGAAAACCCACGGCAGTGTTGTTAGATGCGGTGGTGTTAGAGCGAAGTGCGGTATTACCTACGGCAGTGTTATAGCTACCAGTGGTATTTAAAAACAAAGCACCAAAACCAGAAGCAGAGTTATACGAGCCAGTTGTATTGGCGGCTAAAGCAAAATAACCAGTAGCAGTATTTTCAGAACCTGAAGTATTAGCTGCCAAAGCACTCGCACCCAGTGCGGTGTTGGAAGACACGCCACTTGCACCACGGCCTACAGTAAGTCCATAGATCAAACCATCCTGAGCGGCAGAGTCTTTAATGATCTTACCTGTCGTGCCATCAAACAGAGCAATGCCGTTAGCCGTAGCAGAGGCTGGGCCATACACATCACCAGAAGCCGCTGTAGACCAAGACAGAACACCAGAGCCATCCGTAATCAGAGCTTGACCGCTTGTGCCGTCATCTGCGGGGAATGTCAGTGTGTAGCTTGCACCCAGCGTAGCAGGCGAACGAAGGCCAACATACTCACCACCTGTTGTATCTTGAAGACGTAGTGGGCCTTGACCTGTGATGTCTACCTGAGTAAATGTTCCAGCCGCAGGGGTTGTAGCACCAACAGTACCGTTCAATGGGCCAGAAAAACCAGCCGCCGTTAGTGTTGTGCCGTTGAATGTCAAGTTGGCAGAACCAGCCAAGATGCCGGAACTGTTGAACTGGACTTGGGTGTTAGAACCACCAGCCGCGCCAGCCGTAGCCGTACCAACAACCTTCACATAGTCTGTGCCGTTAAAGTAAACAAACGCTGTCTCGCCTACAGCAACAGAAACACCAGTCTGGCCTGATGCTTTAAACGTTACGATGCCGCCAGTGGCAGCGTTCACTACTGTGTATGTCTTGCTGTAGCTTGGGCCTGTGACTACCTTGGCTGTTGTCAGCGTACCTGTAACCCGCACAATAGCAAACTGCGCTGTGACTGTGCCCGCGCCTGTGAGGGTAGATGTGATGTTAGAAGCTGAAGCGTCACCTGTCGTATTCGCCAGAGTAACTGCGCCGTCACCTGTCAGGGTCAAAGTGCCTGCAATAGCAATGTTGGTGTACTGCGTAATGCCGTTGTTAACGGTATCGCCCCATGTGCCGGAGAGTTCGCCCTGTACTGGTAGAGCTAAACCTAATTGTCCCGTTGTGCCTGTAGTCATTTAAAACTCCTAATTCGTGTCGATCTGTGTCCACCCAGCACTCTGAGTATCACTAACCTGTGTCCAGCCCGAAGACTGAACGTTGTTGATATTTTGCCAGTTTGCGGTCTGCGTGTCATCAATAATTTCCCACAAAGGCCGCCCAAGTAATAAATCCGATATTGTTGCCAACTCTACAACAGAAGCCATGAATGTTGCTACCGCCGCATCCACATCAGTAATCGTTGCCGCCTCTGAAATCACACCCTTAAATGTAACCCCAGCCGCTACAGAATCAGACCCAGTTGCACTCTCACTGACCGAGGCATTCACTGCCGTGTTTGCAACTACGCTGTCCGATCCGGTTGCTGTCTCAACAATAAACGCCAAGAACGTAAACGCTGAACTTGTCTCATCTGTGATTGTTGCTGTCTCAAGTATCTGACCCAAGAAGTTTGCAAATGCCGCCGTTGAATCAGAAACCGTAGCAGTCTCACTGACTGACACCCCGTATGTCGGAATGGCGCTTATCTCATCACTACCTGTCGCTGACTCACTGACCGCAGATCCAAACGTTGCTAACGCACTAACCTCATCTGACCCTGTACTTGTCTCACTGACCGCCGCACCAAACGTAGCCAGTGCGCTAATAGCATCCGATCCCGTGGCAGTCTCACTGACCGCCGCTTGCACACTAACAACTGAAGAAGTGGCATCTGTCCCTGTCGCAGTTTCATCGACAACCCGGTCATAGACTGAATCACCCCAGCCAGCCTGACCCCATGTGCCAGAACCCCAGCCGCCTTCAGCCATTTAGACCTCAAGCAGCCAAACTGAACGTATACGTTACAGAGATGATGTCACCAGACACAACCGAGCGATCACCGGGAGCCGCAAAGTCAGCCGCTGAGAACAATGTGCCAGTCGTTCCATTCTTAGCACTATCGCTAGTCAAGAACGCACCGCCAACAGTGGAAGTCGCGTTGATGTTAAACGTAGCAGGAGAGGCCGCATTAGTCACCACAGAAGGATTGGCAGTCGTAGCTGTTACAAACGTAGCCGCCACACGGGTTGCATTGCTGTAAGGAACAACCTCAGTCCAGCCAGCGTGGGAAGCCATCGTGTCACCAGCCGCAGGTGTATTAGAAGCACCAGCACCGTACAGGCCGATGTACCAAGTAGTAATCTGGGTCACTGAAGTTAAAGCAGTACCAGCCATGTAAGCCAAACCAGCGTTGACTACCAAGTTCTTAGAATCAGCAGACCACTTGAGCTTGCCGTCTTTGTCATGGCACTCAATGTGGTAAACGCCTGTAGCAGTGGCGTGTTCGCTTGACTGTGTACCGGCCTTGAAACCACAGGTAATGTGGTCGGTTACTTTGAGTTTTTCCGTGGTCATATTGACTCCTTAATTGATGCGAATTAATGCGTTTTCCGGATTATTTGTCGGAAGTTGAATGGTGAACGACTGGCCTAACATAGTTTGATCCACACCAAAATTAAGCACGCCAACTGATTTTCCTGCCTTGGTAGCGTTGTAAATCAATGCCCCACGCGTCGTGAAAGTTGATCCTACCCACACAGGGTTATCAAAATTAACGTATGCCACGCCCTGTGAAAGAAGAACAGTGATGTTTGTTAAAACCAAACCCGGGGCGGTATACCCCGTTCCAGATACTTCATTTGTGCTGCTGTACACGGTTGTGGTTGGGCCCAGCGTAGCGGAAGACGTATACAACGCAATACGAAACGTATCCGTTGCAAAGTCATGCACACCAAGCAACAATTGCTGCTTAAAACTATCGGTAAGTCCTGCTGTAATCATCTATTACCTCACCGGCAGTTTGACTTGACCATCACGATAAGCATCACCACGCTGCTTACCATCACCCAAGTTCTTCAAGAGCATCAACGCCTCTTTGTACTTGGTGTCGTATAACACTGTCAAATCTTGCTCGCCCTTCATGTATGTGTATGCCTCAACCAAAGCACCATACAAAAGCGCAGAGTCAAAATTATCGCCAAGCCATGTGGTTTCTGCCGTCACGATGGACTCAGGATAGTAGTAGTAATGCAACTCTGCATAATACTGAGCGTCTGGCGTAGGCCCTAAGATGAACGACAACTCTGTCTGGTTTGCGGACTGAGGGCCAAAAATTGCATAATACTTTGGAATTGCCAAATCACGCGGGTTGGGATAAACCTCACGAATAAAGTTCACATCCTTATTCAACAAGTACGTGTAGTCGCCTTGAAAGGTGATTGTTCCCGACACAGTGCCGCTATTGGCCACACTCAGTGTGATAGTGGTGCCAACAATCAATGTTACGACCGCTTCTGTACCAATACCTGTTCCAGCAGCATATTGACCCACAACAATGCCCGAGGCGCTTGCAACAACAATTGTTAGTTGACCAGAAGTGCCTGTTGCCGTGGTGCTGATAAAGGGATAAACAGCCAATGAATAACTGGACAAGTAATCACTGGGGCACTCTAAATACTTGTTCCCGGTTGACAAAATACCAGTCACGTTCTTGCGCAGATTAGCAATCTGCACTGAGTTATAAATGCGCTGCTCTGATTGCCTTGTAAACAGCGCCAAATCAGAGCTTGTGAAACTCTGATTTTCGGTGTAAGCAATGATGGCAGCTTTTAGTTCGGTATATGTCATGTGATGCTCGTTCTGACTGTTCCAAGGACTGCTGAAGCAACCAATGGTTTGGCATAAGGCATCGGCATCATTCCGATACTAGCAAACGAAGTATCAGCCGTGAACCCGACGTAGACGGTAACCCCAAGTCTACTCTCTGGACGGGGTTGTTGCAAGGCCTGTGGCTCATTTATCGAGCGTTTTGGCTCCAACTGTGGGTGTTTGGGCTCATAGCACTCAGGACAAACTTTAAAGCCTGTCCATTCCTTGATAAGCGTATTGAGCTTGTATCGTTGGCCGCACCTGTCGCACAGCGCAATTGCAAATTTGCCTGATACATAAGCCATGGATTACCTCTGCGTATACGTAGGTACCACAAAGAAGCCCGAGCGCTCACGGTCCTCAGAAGCTGCACGCATAAATTCTTCTTCGTACATCTGCTTGAGCAGCATGACACGATCAGGTGCTTTTTTAACCGACAAATAATACGCCAAAGCCGCAACCAAACAAGGCAAGAAGCGGAAAGAGATGTCAGCCGTATTAGTAAACCCGCCCGCATTGTCCATGCGGCGAATTGCATAGTAGACAAACGTCCAAGTCTGCGTTGCGTCAGGAGATGGGTACAAAAACACCTTGGCCGGCACTGTGCGTTGAATGTAATACTGCGCAGGACGTGACTGGGTCAACTTGTTGGGCACATGCAGCCACTCAGCGCGGCCTATACGGTCGATTGTGATGTCCTGCTGGGTAGACTGGCCTGCATTGGTCCGAATCACGGCAGAGAGGCCGTCAATCGTGTCTGCGGGCAGGTCATACTCATACACCCCGGGCGTCAGCACCTGCTGGCGCTGCTCAATTGTCCACAGGTTAAGACCACGGTTGGCCCACTCGGCAAAAATCAAGTTGACGGAGCGCAGCGCCGTCTTCATGTCGTAACCGTCGCGCACCTCAATACCGCAGCGCTCATACGCCTCAGCTATGAGGTCGTCAAACTGCAGATCAAAATCGGATACGCCGGAAACAGCCATATCAGTAGATCATTGCTGTGCGGGCACGGGCTGCACCAACACCACGGACGGCAACTTTATCGCCT